TGGTCTCTCATTGGTATCACAGGTACATTGTTATCATATGCAATAATAATCGGATTTACATACATGTACCATAGTGAATATCCTGGGCGCAACCCACTGCGCACAAGGGATATATTGCGCCCAATGATTACATTCTTTGTTAACCAGCGATTAAACTATCAGTTGGTCGATGTGATAGCTAAAATGCCTAATAACCAGTATATATCACTGTCTGTAGAAAAAATAAAGCCTATATTCACACCAAAAGACGCAGAAACAGAATTTATACTATGACTCGGCGGATATTACCTTTTGTGCAATAATCTCATTGTTAGCGTTACGATACACGTACAAATATACAGATTGCCCCTCGTGAAAATCGGGCTTTAGATTGTTATAAAATACGGTTATTATGTCAGCCCCTTCAAGCTTCTGCGCTTTGCAGAATTCCTTAGTGTCATCCGCATATGTTACTTCATATACATTGTATGCTTCATAGTCTAAGTCAGGTGTTAGTTTTTGTGCTAAAGTTTTGTTGCCTGATTTCTCTATAAGCAACAGGTCTCCCGGCTTGACTGTACTCTTTAGTGCCTTGTAAGGCACAGATATATGAACTTCCTTGAGCCCATCATAGGTCTCTACTTCCCAAATAGCTAAACCTGGCTCTTTGTAAGTTGGTACTTTTACTAATGTTCCTTTAATACGCACTGTCGGCGGCATATTATTAATATAGCACAAAATATGCTATATAACAGTTATGGACCCTTTATTTTTGGAAGAAAAGTGGTATAGAACTAATTGGAATTATTTCTTAACTCCACATGGAGTATTTGTTCTTAGACTGATACTATTTGATAAAGAATGGATATATTTCTATGGCTTTGTTTATGACAAGGATAATCATATGCAAAGAATAGTATTCAAATCTGACAATGATGAGCTAAAACGACTAATAAATGCTCAAACAAACATAGTCAATGGCTTAACAGCGCTGCGATGCACTGAACATACCAGGCTATTACTATATAATTTCTTTTGCACAACAGCACCAACAGCTAACAACAAAGAAATGGAAGAGTTAGATAATGTTGTGACTCTAATACTCGCCTGAGTATGGTATAATAAATAGAAGGAGGTTGAATAATGGATTGCTTTACTAAACAAGATATATCTGATATTAGTTTGGAAGATTGGTTACGTTTACGTAAAACAGGAATAGGTGGTAGCGATGCCAGTATCATTATGGGCATCAACCCGTGGTCAACACCAATGAAACTCTACAACGACAAAATCTCAGACACAGTCAACACGTACCAAACAGAGAGTATGTATTTCGGGCATATTCTAGAAGAAGTGGTAGCGCAAGAATTTGCTAAGCGTACTGGACTAGAAGTAGAAGTGTATCCATATTTTTTGCGGTCTAGAGAACATCCGTTTATCACCGCTAATATAGACCGTAAAATCAAAGCACCTGGGTTTGTTGGACTTGAATGTAAGACAACAAGTGCTGGACAGGATTTTGAATGGACTGACAAAAGTGTGCCACCGTACTACTATGTACAAGTACAACACTATATGTATGTAACAGGTGCCAAAGAATGGTATATGGCAGTACTCATAGGAGGTAACAAATTCCGGGAGTACCACATAGCACGAGACGATGAACTGATAGAGAAAATGGTAGAATTGGAAACAAAGTTCTGGAATGAACATGTACTACTAAGAAAACCTCCGTACAATTGGATTACACAGAACAAAGATAATATGCATAAATTGCTAGACGAATACGTGAAGTTACACAAACAAATCAGTATGTACCAAAGAAAGATCAACAACATAGAACGCCAATTACAAAAATACATGGATAGCAACCAGCAGTTAGTATTGAGCAATGGTAAATACAAGGCAACATTAGAGAACGGCAAAATATGTGTGAGTCCTGTAGGCGAAGATGAATTTATTAACGAACTGTGAGGAAGTGCAACTATCTACTGACAAGCTGGACTGGAACTTGCTATGGGAATACTACAGTTACTACAGCAATATAGCACCACCGAGTGTTGGCTATTGTATAGTACGCAAAAACAAAATATACACTACATTTATAAAAAATCGTGGCATAGATGATGCAAAGCGCTCTATAGTTCGTAGAGCGCAAAGACACATTGCTAATTACTTTAATGGCAGCAGCAAGTCTATGAATGTACAAACATACTACTGTTTTGGATACAAACCTGTAGATTTAGGTATCACTGTATATCATATATGTCAGTTACCCACGACTAAAGTCGTGGGCTTGCAGCTCGAAGCCGCTTCAGGGCCTACTGACGGAGACCCATCCGCCAGCGTCTCTAAATAGACCTGGCGGAGATTGGTTGCGGCGATTATGTCTGCATGACCAGAAAAACCACAGGAGGTACAACGAAAAGAATGTCTATGTCTATTATTTTGTTCTATGTTGCCACACCTTGGGCAACGCTGGCTGGTGTGCATGGGATCTACATAGACTACCTTAATGCCACGCTCAGCAGCTTTGTACTCAATGAACCTGCCAAGTTGTCCAAAAGCCCATGAGTGCTGAAGAAGGTGTTGCTCTTTGGAAGTACGGACTCGCTCTCGGATATACCGCAGATTTTCCATTACAATCACATCGCCAGGTTTACAGGAATCGACGATAGCTTTAGCGATCCTGTGGTTAAGGTCGGCCATCCAGCGGTGCTCCTTCCCCGACAGCCGTTGCAGGGTGCGTTTAGCACCTTTCGTGCCTTTGGATTGGAGCACCTGCCGCAACCGAGCATAACGCTTGCGGATGTGCATAGCTTGTTTCCCAGAGAACTTCAGACCGTTGGAAGTGGTAGCAAGGTTATAGATTCCGCGGTCGACACCTATCACTTCACCGTCGCCTACTGGAAAAGGGATTTCACGCTCCACCGCGATGTGAATGTAAAACTCCCTTGTGCGTTTGTTGTAGCAAAGAGTAGCTGAAGTAGGCTTTTGCCCCGTAAGTAACCCCTTTTGGAAGTTTCCAATAGCCAGTGGGAGTTTCAGTCTACCCGTTACTGTAGAGATGGAAACTTCCCAGCGTTTCTCGTTGAAGGAGAAGGTGCGCTGGTCAAGGCTTATGCTTGTAGGCTTGAACTTTCGGGGCTTGGATTGTTTGCACTTCTTCTTGGTGGCTTCGGCTACTCTCGCAATAGCACGAATCACAAGATTTGCCTGCAGAGCATACTTTTTCTTGATTTCCTGGTAGCAAAGGTGCTGAAGCTTAACCTTGTTTGTAGTGTGGTTTTCTTGGGAGACTTGGAGTATGTCATTGCAGGCATCAGCAAACCGTTGTAGGGTTTCCAGAAGGATAGCAGCCTGTTCGGTATTAACTTGGAGTTTGCATTTGACGGTTTTCACAAGCTTCATAGGAATTTCCCTTTCACATTATTCTCCCTATAAGTATATATTACCACATTCGCGACAATTCCTCCCACGATTTTAATCGTGGGCTTCCTTGCCGTAATTCTCGTGAATATAGCCACTTTCATATTAGATCACCTATCATTATTGTATGTAAACCTACAGCTTGCCCAGCAAGCATATCTGTTTCTTTATCACCTATCATGTACGAATGCTGTACATCTATATTGTAGTCAGCTATAGCTTTTTCTAACATGCCAGGCATTGGTTTGCGCCCACGACATTCTTTCGTGTATTCAGGTACTACACCATTAGGTTTGTGCGGACAATAATAGACACGTTGTATCCATATACCTTGTTTCCATAACTCACGTAGCATATGCCAAGTGAAACGTTCAAAATCATGTACTGTGTATAACCCCATAACTATACCTCCTTGATTAGTCGCAACAAACAGCTTGTAACCACGTTCTTGTGCTCGTTTCATAAGCTCTAATGTTTGCGGAATAAATTCCATATCTTCAATACGCCATACATAGCCTTTTTCTACAGTGATTACTCCGTCTCTATCCAGTATTACAGCTTTAATGCCCATTCTCGTGTCTCTTTAGAATGGAACGGCGACACTAACACAGTGACAATAAGGTACTAAAAGGTTAAACCTATTGGTACTAAAAGTGCCCATCACTGGGCACTTTTTTATTGGTAATTGCTGTGTTATATATAAACTGTGAAACTGACAAAAACAATCTGTATCATTTTGTTAGTAACATTATTTATGATAATGCCATATATACCTATGCAAACATCTAACCCTCCTGTATCTAATATAGATACAGTAGTTTGCAAATGGTTACCACAAACACCGACCGTTGTATTTAGTCCAGTTATCACTACAGCAAGTGTTGCATCTACAATATGGGTAATCGCTGGGTTAGATAGTGCAGGCCCAATCAATACTAACGCGTCTAACAGTCGTAGTGATACGTTAATTCTTGTGTTTGATCATGGTGGAACGTCTACATTGAATTTGTTATTTGTGCCACGTGATTCTTTAGTAGAAATTACAAAGCCTAATATAGGGATTGTTGGCACCAGCAAGATAACGCATAGCACTGTGCATGGTGGAATTAACACACTTCTACAAACTATAACACATAATTTTGGTATAATACCAGATCACTATATAGTTGTCAACTTTACTGCAGTAATCAAGGTTATAGACGCGATAGGGGGTGTGACTATTAATGTGGAACAACGATTTTGTTATAAAAGAGTTGGTGATGGACAACAACGTTGTATTGACGCTGGGCTACAGCACATGGACGGAGAGGATTTTTTAGGATATTGGCGCATACGTAACTATGGCATTACACACACCTCTGACATAACACGTGTAAAGCGGCAAATAGAGATATTAGCTGATACTAATATAAAGCAGCAAATAAAACAGCACTTGGGACCATCACTTGTCACCACGCTAGGCGATGTATGGTTGCATAATACGCGTAGTGATGAATCACTAATACAATTATTACAAACACTGAATAATTGGATAGATAGACCAATGACTATTGATGTGCTGCCAGGCACATTTAAAACAGGTCAATACGTTTATGATCTAACAGTCCCTGTGTCTGTTTATATATGGGACAGAGAATGGTTGAAACAGTATTTATTAGACAAATAATCTATAAAATGTATTACAAACCTGCAGCAAAATGCAATTGCGCACGTTGTTTCAGTAATCTAAAGCCTTATAGGTACGTTACACACTATAGCGTTTGATATGGATGCCAAACATATACCAAGTTTTAAAGCCTTATAGGTACGTTACACACAGCCAGCTGTTCAGCACTCGTCTAGTTTTTTATGTTTGCGCATATCACAGAGATCTACATATAGATCTGGCACTTACTCTGCATTATATAGCACATATTATAGTTCATCAATGTTAGAACAATTTCTGTAGCATTTCGTCAATATTAGAAGCCCAATATGTTTCATAATTTTTTATAGCTTTCTTTGTATCTCCTATGAAAAATAGTCTTACTTGTACATTTACTCTATTGTAATTAAATATTTTTACTTTATTGTTACCCTCTGTAAACACTTCTCTATATCCATCTATTTTTCTATAGGCATTAATATGCTCTGTTCCTTTAGGATCAGCAAAAACAATAAAGTAATCATTGTCTTTTTTAAGCCAGAATATAAAATCAGGATAAAACTTCCTAATACTGTTAGTATTAGGATCGTAATATGGAATATATATATCATCTACATTTTCGTTTATTTTGCTAAAGAACCACCAATCAAAGTTTTTAAACCGGTTGTTTGGCTTTGTTACATATGTGCTTAAGTCATTTATAAAATCAATTTCGCTCTTAGTTGTAATTATATATTTGAAATAGCTTGATTTTTCTTCATCTGATAGTATAACAGGAAAATAGTAATTATTGGCGATATATTTGATTTTCACTTCTCTAGTTTCTGTTCTGTTGCCTTTTTTAATCTTATATTGTATTGTTTCACCTTCGACTGTTTGTGAGTTATATTCTTTTATAAGTTCGGTGTAAGTATCTAGATCAATCTCGTTGTTCCTAAGTTTTTCTTTTAAATATTCCTCTTTCTTGATAAGATCAGAATAACCGGCAAAATCTTCAATTTTTTCTTTAATTTCATTGTTAATATCTCCCAAGTAAACTTTGATATTTTTAAAATGTTTGATTTCGTCATTCAAAGTCTTGAATTCTTCCACATCTTCTGGGGAAATGTTTAAAAAGTCAAAGAACCTCTGTACAAGCAAATCTAAATTTTTATAGTTTTTTTCGCTATGTGTAAAAACATTATCTTTTTTTCTTAAACTCTCGTGTAGAAACCGTATTTTTTGTGGGTCTGTGTTGTATTTCATCAAAAGTAATCTATTATCTGTTCCGTTATCAGTAAAGTATTATCTGTTCCGTTATCAGTAAGAAAGTTAATATAATTAGAAAGCAGTTCTAATTCTTCATCTGATATTTCAAACTTAATATTTCTATTTAAACTTGTGTTTGTAGCTTTTACTGGTTTATATTTAGGCACTAATAGCTGAGTCTTAGGTACATCTGGGTTTTCATATAAAGAAATTACAGTCTCGCCACTTAGTTTACTTTCACTTTCTATCTCTTGGACAACTTTTACTATGGCATCTCTATTCGTACCAAATACAAATAAAGTTTCTAAAGGCTCTATTTTATCTTGAAGCTTATCAAACAGGCTCTTTTCTATATCCCCAGCATTATAAAGCTGTTGTAACCTTTTTCTTTTATTTTTTATAGGTTCTATTCTTACGCCACGACCTATAGACTGCAAGATAAACTTCTTAGCATCGTCGCCCATACCAATATTGATAAAGTCAATTACATTAGGTCTATTAGAATCCCATCCTTCATAAAAACTGCGAGATCCCAGAAGGATATTAATATCCGATTCTTCTCTATTTAAGTTTTCAAAATAAGTTTCATCTTNAAATCTTTCTTGTATTTCATTTCCAGTAAGTTCTTCATGTAACCATTGTTTAATAGCACCTATTTTTATGAGTGCAAACGTTTGATCACTTGTTTCCAGCTTAAATTCGATTTCTTTTTTATCAGATTGCGGAGAGAATACTTCAATTTCTCCACTGCCATTTGCATTAAAAACATATTCTAGTTTCTCATCTTTTGTTATGCTTTTAAGAATATCTTCATCTATTCTTAC